AATTTTATGTATTGGTTAAATACTTTACAAATGCCTAACACTATAAAAAAATATTGTCCAGACACTACAATGTGGACAAAAAAAAGAATACTTAAAGATGTTTATCTTCTAAAAGAAAACCAAGCAAGTAGAATTAATATTAACTTATCTTAAAAAAAGTTATTCAAAATTTTGTTTATAACTTAATTTGTTGTATATTTAACATATAACAATAATTAAAAATAGACAAAATGAAAAATTACACTATTGATTGCACTTATTACACTAAATCATTTAATAATATTGATGACTTAGTTGATGACATTAGTATCTCAGGTCAAGACCCAAATTATGAAATTTTATTAAATGGTACAAAGACAGGAGAACAAATAATTGATTTAATTACATTTTAATAATTATGACATTAAACACAGACACACTTATTTCTATAAAATCAGAAATAGAGAGATTGACTAAGGTTGATCCACAAGTTACAGATGTAATTATAACAATTCAATTAAAAGAAAAAAAAGATAGTGACAAAAATTTTCTTTACATTGATTTAAAAAATTAGACAAATGAGATATAGAATAAAAGATAAACAACAAGTAATAGATTGGTTTAACAATTTTGCAGATTATGTTGAGGAAATAGATAGTGCATTGTATCAAGATGCTATAGAATATGCAGATGATAAAGAATGTGAATTTTGAAAAAACATAGACAATATAGATCAAGGCAAGGCAGATCAGACAAACAATATACTAGCAGTTTAATTGTGTTTGCAATTACATTTGTTGGTTTAATTTTAACAATAATAATAACAAGATGGACTTAAAAAAAGCAGATTTAAAAGACAAAATAGATGAGTTAGAATCACAAATTGACAAATTAATTAATTTAAAAAAGCATACATATATCCACGAAACACACCATTTATATTGTGATAGTGGAGAAATGCACTTTGGGTATGGAGACCCAGACGACTCAAAATGGCTTGTATATAATACAGATCAATTATTTAAAGACCTTCCATTTATAATTAATCAAGTTGTAAAAGAAAATAAAAAAATGCAAAAATATTATTTAAAGCAAATTAAAAAAGAATTAAAAGAATTATGAATAAAGAAATAAAATTATTAGATGAGGTTTATTCATTAGTAATTAATAAGATAAACAATAAAGAAAGTAATAAACTTTATAGAATCTCAGAAGTACAAAATATACTTAGTGCTATTGATAATTTACAGAATAATATTAACAACTTATAAAATAAATATTATGAATAAAGTAAACGCATTTGAAAATGAGATATTTGATCATTACAGACAAAGAGCAAAAGCAATCAATAAAGCAATAGAATTGTTAAAAGAACATAATTACACAATCATTGACCTTGAAGGTAAATGGATTAATAAATTAAAAGAATGATTTTACTTATAGATGCAGATAGTTTAATATTTGCTAGTTGTTACAGGAAAAGAGAAACACCTGAAGATGAAAAATATTATACAGACATAAGTGATTCTAGAAATAAGTTTGATCAGCAATTTATGTCTATTGTAAATGATTTAGAAGAAAAATATACAATAGATAAAGTAATAACATTTAGTGGATCAAAAGGTAATTTTAGAAAATTACTTGCAAAAAAATATAAAGCAAACAGAAAAAAACAAGAACTTCCTCCACTACTACACCCAATGCATAATTATGTTAAGCAACAATACGATAGTATATTTGGTTATGGTGTTGAGACAGATGATATGGTTGCAAGATATTGGTTTAAATTAAGTGAAGAGTTTGGTAGAAATGAAGTTATGATCGTTTCAATAGACAAAGATTATAAACAATTTCCTTGCCTAATTTATAATTATCATTGGAAACACAAAGAAATATTAGATATATCTGAAGAACAAGCTTTGTATAATTTTTATAGTCAAATGATTGAAGGAGATACTGCAGACAATGTAAACTATTTTAAAGGTAAAGGTAAGAGGTTTGCTGAGAAATATTTTGTAGATTGTGAAACCAAATACCAATATACACGAAAACTTTATGAATTATTTAAACAAAATTACAAAAGTAAAGCAAGAGAAAAGTATATTGAATGCTACAATTTATTAAAGCTAAGAACAAATTAATGGAAGGATTAGACAAAGAATTAACTACACCTGTAGATCCCTATTGCTCAGATGAAAATTTAACACCCTTAGAAGTTTGTGAAAAAATAAACAGACTTTGTGGGTTAGATATTTTTAGCAACACAAGAAAAAGAGAAGTAATAGAAATGAGAGCATTGGCTTGTTATATATTAAGAGACAAGTTATTTATGAAATTGCAAAATATAGCTAAATTTTTTACTGATCAAGGCAGAAAAATGCACCACGCAAGTTGTCTGCATTTGCTTAAAAACTATTCAATGTATAAAAGCAATAATAAAAACTTAGATAAATTTGAGAAAACATTTTTTTTTAAACCTAGAATACCATATGAGGATGTAGATAGAGCAAATTATTTAGAAAATAAATATCTTGATATAGAAGAAAAATATTTAAAACTAAGAAATAAATTAAAAAATCCTTTAGTTAAATTAATTTTAGATGTTAAAGATGAAGATGTAGTTGATTTAATGAACACAATTAAATTAAGAAAAAAATCATATGACTGGAAAAATAAACAAAATTAATACGTTATATAAATATGAAACCTAATAAAATTAAAATACATAAAATTAAATCTAATCCTAATAATCCTAGATTAATAAAAGATGTTAGGTTTAAAAAATTAGTCAAGTCTATAAAAGATTTTCCAGAAATGTTAAAACTTAGACCAATTGTTGTAGATGAGAAAAATATAATACTTGGTGGAAATATGAGACACAAAGCCTGTATAGAAGCAGGGTTAAAAGAAATCTATGTAATTCAAGCTGATGAGTTAACCGAAGAACAAAAGAAAGAATTTATTATAAAAGACAATGTAGGGTTTGGAGAATGGGATTGGGATTTATTAGCTAATGATTGGACAAATGAAAAAATAACTGAATGGGGTTTAGATGTATGGGAACATAAAGATTATGATGTAGAAGATTTTTTTACAGAAGAAGAAGAAAAAGATGAGCAATATAAAATAGTTTTAGATTATACTAAAGATGAATATGATCAATTAATAGAAATATTAAATAACACACAAGGAAGTAAAGAAAGTGTTATATATAATTTACTTACTAAATGAAAATATATCTTGCAGGTCACGGAACAAGACACGCACATTGGGTAGTAGATAAGTTTTATGACTTTTATAGATTACAATCATATTACTATATAAATGAAAAGGAAAAAAATCTAAGTAGTAAGTATAAAGATTTTATTTTAGATAGTGGTGTGTTTAGTTATTTAACATCAAAGAAAGAACAGGCAAAAACATTAGATTGGGATAAGTATATTTATGACTATGCTAAATATGTAAAAGAAAATCATATACAAAATTATGTAGAAGTAGATATAGACACAGTAATAGGAGTAGATGAGGTACAGAAATTAACTGATAAGTTAGAAAAATTAGTAGGGTGGAAACCAATGCCTGTATGGCATTTAAATAGAGGGTATGATAATTGGTTAAAATTATGTAAGGATTATGAGTATATTTGTTTTGGTGCTTTTTTAACTGACAATTTAAGTAGCAAGAAGTTTCCAATGATTAACAAATTTTTATATGATGCAGCTAAACAAAAAACAAAAGTACACGGATTAGGATTTACACCAATGTTATTATTACCAAAATATAAATTTTATTCTGTAGATAGCACAACTTGGTCAGCAGGTCATAGGTTTGGTGAGGTACATAAATTTACTGGAAGCATTGTAGAGAAAAATAGATTTCAGAAAAGAAGGATAAAAGACCCTTATGCTCTTTCTAAATATAATTTTTATGAATGGGTCAAGTATAGTGAGTACGCAGATATTAATCTTTAAATAAATAAAATGAGTAAAGAAAATTACATTCCAATCCACGGATCAATGAAAAGACCAGCCAATCCAGATGTTGCTGTAACAGAAGTAAAAGAAGGCAGACAACAATGGACAGGTGGAAATTTAGAAGTTCAAATTAGTACAGAAGAATTTACATCAGTATGTCCAACAACAGGACAACCTGACTTTAATCATATTACAATAAAATATAAACCAAACAAATATTATATAGAATCTAAAACAATTAAATTTTATTTATGGAGTTTTAGAGATCACGGAGCACATTGTGAGACATTAGCAAAATCAATAGCATTACATTTGCATTCTGCTATTGAACCAAAAACAATAGAAGTAATAGTAAATCAATTTCCAAGAGGTGGAGTAAAAATAATTTCAACATATAAAATATGACAAAAGCAATAGTTTTATTATCAGGTGGTCAAGATTCAACTACTTGTTTATATTGGGCAAAAGAAAAATTTGATGAGGTATTAGCAATAGGATTTGATTATGGTCAAAGTCATATTCAAGAATTAAAACAAGCACAAAAAATTGCTGATGCAGAAGGTATAAGTTATAAAATATTTAACATAAAAGGATTACTAGCAAACTCATCACTAACAGAACATACTGATCATACTAAAGAAAGTTACATTGATAATAGTTTACCTGCAAGTTTTACCTCAGGAAGAAATATTTTGTTTCTTACAATAGCATCAAGCTATGGTGCAGAAAAAGGCATTACTGATTTAGTAACAGGAGTTTGTCAAACTGACTATAGTGGATATCCTGATTGTAGAAAAACTACGATAGATGCACTGCAAACTACATTGTCGTTAGGATTAGGTGCAGGAGATTATAGAATACACACACCTTTAATGTATTTAGATAAAGCTGAAACTTGGAAAATGGCAAATGATTTAAATGTTTTAGATGTAATTATTAATGATACTATGACAGATTACAATGGAGATATGACTATGAATGAGTGGGGATATGGAAATAAAGATAATCCTGCAACTGAATTAAGAGTAAAAGGTTATTACTTGGCTAAAGAGAAAGGGTGGATATGATTAAGATAGAAAAAAAATATCATTTTTATATGGGTCATAGAAATAAAGAAGCAGGTGTAAAGTGTGGAAGGTTACACGGACATACTTATGATGTGGTATGTACTTTTGCTTTTGATCATATGAGTAATGGTGTTACAATGCTTTTTAGTGACATTGATAATAAAGTAGAACCAATAGTAAAGCAGTATGATCATTGGTTTTTATTATATGATCAAGACCCTTTAGTTGAAGTTTTAAGTTTAGCAGGTGAGTTAATAAAGACAGTTCCTTTTGAGACAAGTGCAGAAAATATGGCAATTTGGTTATACAAACAAATAAAAAACGAAGCACAATTACCAATAGTAAGAATAGAGTTAGCAGAAACAAAATCAAGTAAAGTAGTATATGAAGAATAAATTAGCAATTAGTGAAGTATTTTATTCTATTCAAGGTGAAGGAAAGACAGTAGGTATACCAAGTGTGTTTGTTAGGTTAGGAGGTTGTAACTTAATGTGTGGGGGAATGGGTACACAATTTGATGGTGAGTTACATAATGGAGCAGAATTTAGATGTGATACTGTAGAGGTGTGGATGAAAGCAACCTCAATAAATGTAGAAGAAATACTAGATGACAAATGTATAGAAGCAATTAAAAATGATGCACACATTATTTTAACTGGTGGAGAACCAATGATGCAGCAAGCAGGATTAGAAGCTTTTATTAAGTATGTAAAACACAATATAAATGCCAATGCTTATTTTGAAGTAGAAACAAACGGAACAATAATGCCAAATGAATTTTTACTATATCAAATACATTTATGGAATTGCAGTCCTAAACTTTTAAATAGTGGAAATGATAGATCAATGACATTTAAAGGTGAAGTGATAAAAGAATTAAATAAACTAAATACTATATTTAAATTTGTAATAAACGACATAAAAGAATGGAATGAAGTAAAAGAAATTTATTATGACATCATAGATAAAAATAAAATTTATTTAATGCCAGCAGGAGAAAATCAAGATTTGTTAAATGACAATAAATTAAATGTAGTTGAATTAGCAATAGAAAATTATGTTAATTTTACTACTAGATTACATATAGAAATTTGGAATAAAAAAACAGGAGTATAAATTATGGAAACAATAAAACACATATTAGGTGTGTGTGATCACACTTACCACATTAATATTTTTACATTACTAACAACACTATTAATTATTAAATTAACATATGAAGCAATATCTTACTTGGTCAGAAATTTATCAAGCAGTAAATAAAATAGTATTGCAATGCCCTAAAAACTCAAAGTTTTATGGTGTGCCTAGAGGTGGACAAATAGTTGCAGGTCTTACAGGATATTCAGTAGACACAATTGAGGAAGCTGATATAATAATAGATGACATTATAGATAGTGGCAAAACTAGAGATAGATATATAAACAGATATAAGAAACCTTTTGTATCTCTTTTTGATATGTCTGAAACTAATGGTACAGAAAATGTATGGTTAGTTTTTCCTTGGGAGATGAGAGAAGAAGGAGAAGAAACAGTAGAAGATAATGTTACAAGATTATTACAATATTTTGGTGAGGATGTAAATAGAGAAGGATTAAAAGAAACACCTAAAAGATTTGTAAAGTTTTTTAATGAATTTTTAAATCCACCTAAATGGAATTGCACTACATTTGAAGGTGAGGGATATGATGAGATGATTATACAAACTAATATTCCATTTCATTCATTGTGTGAACATCATATAGCACCATTCTTTGGAACAGGAACTATTGCATATATACCTAGTAAGAAAATAGTAGGTCTGTCAAAACTTGCTAGAACATTAGAAACATTTGCTAGAAGATTACAGAATCAAGAAAGAATTACTATGCAAGTTGCAGAGTTTTTATGGAATGAATTAGAACCTATTGGTGTTGCTGTTCAATTAACTGCTAAGCATATGTGTATGGAAATGAGAGGAGTAAAGAAACATAACACACACACCACTACAACTAAACTAATGGGAGTATTTAAATCAGATCAAAGTGCAAGACACGAATTTTTAAATGCAATTAAATGAGAAATAAATCGGACAAATCGGACACACTAAAAAAGAAAACATTACAAACATTAGAAAAGTCATTTGGAGTTGTTACTACTGCTTGTAAGAATGTTGGTATTGCTAGGAGTACATTTTATGAATGGTTAAAAGATGAGAAGTTTAAAAAGTCAGTAAATGACATACAAAACATAGCATTAGATATGGCAGAAAGTCAATTACATAAACAAATATTAAATGGTAACACAACTGCAACTATATTTTATTTAAAAACAAAAGGCAAGAATAGAGGTTATGTTGAAAGACAAGAAATCACAGGTGCAGAAGGAATGCCTACTAACTTTCAAATTGAAATAATTGGGAGAACTAAAGATAAAAACTAATGTTGTTTATGAGCATTTATTAGATAATACTAAAAAGATTGTAGTTGAACAAGGTGGTACTCGTTCAGGCAAAACTTATAATATTATTCTTTGGATCATATTTGAGTATTGTGCTAAACAGAATGACAAAGTAATTACCATTTGCAGAAAATCATTTCCTAGTTTAAGAGCAACTGTTATGCGAGACTTTATGGGTATCTTACAAACTCATAATATGTGTAGTGAGAAGTTTCACAACAAGTCAAATTCAGAATACTATTTATTTAATAACTTAATTGAATTTATATCTCTTGATCAACCTACAAAGATTAGAGGTAGAAAAAGAGACTTACTATTTATAAATGAAGGTAATGAGTTGTACTTTGAAGATTGGCAACAACTTATATTTAGAACACAAGAACAAATAATATTAGATTTTAATCCCTCAGATGAGTATCATTGGATATATGATAAGGTACTACCTAGAGAAGATTGTGCATTTTTTAAAACAACATACTTAGATAATCCTTTTGTAGAAGATTCAATTAAAGCTGAGATAGAAAGGTTAAGAGATACAGATGATCAGTATTGGAAAATATATGGATTAGGTGAACGAACAGCAAGTAAGAGTACGATATTTAAATACAATGAAGTAAACCAAATACCAATAGATGCTAAGTTAATTGCTTATGGAATGGATTTTGGTTACTCAAATGATCCTAGTACATTAGTTAGTATTTATACACTTGAGCATAATTTATATGTTAAAGAACATTTATATAGAACACAGATGACTACTATGATATAAGCAAATTCTTAAAAGAAGAAAACTTACAATCAAATCCAATCTATGCTGATAGTGCAGAACCTAGATTAATAAGTGAATTAAGAAAGATGGGTCATAATATATTCCCAAGCATAAAAGGTAAAGATTCAATTAATGCAGGTATTGACTTATTAAAGAGATACAAAATAAATATACTATCAACTTCATCTAATGCAATAGCAGAGTTTAGAAATTATAAATGGAAAGAAGATAAATCAGGTAGGTTAATTAATGTACCTGAAGACAAGCACAACCATATTATTGATCCCTGTCGTTATGCAACCTACTCAATATTATCAAGACCCAACTTTGGTAAATACACTCTACATTAAAATAAGTTATTAATTATTTTGTTTATAACTATCTTTATTGTATATTTAAGTATAATAATTAAATAAAAACAATATGAGAACACTAGACAGGTACAAACAAAATTTAAAAATTCAAGGCAATAATGTATGGAGTTACAGTACAATAGTTGCTAAGATAGATGGCAGTAATTTAATTCAATTAGGTTATTGGTCAATGACTACACAAAAGCATATAAATTATGTAGCAAAGCAGTTTAATTTAAATTTGATAGATGGATAAGAAATTAACAACAGCAGGCAAATTAGGTAAACAATTTAAGAAAGCACAAATTATATTTTTAATTTTGTTTCCAAGTTATTTTATAGGTAGAACATTAATGAGTTTAATATTTAACATATGAATTATGATGACTGGTTAGTACAAATGGAACACGATTACAGAGGTTGGAATGATCCAGATTATACTTGTGATCATTGCGAGAAGCCAATACATAAAAAAGGCTATTGTAGTGATGGTTGTTTTGAGGCAGATATGATGTAAGTTTTTTGGGTAATCTTACATTTAAAAGGGAGGGCAGAAATGCTCTCCTTTTTTTTTATTACTTTTATGACTATAAAATACACAATTAAATCCGTTATATATATATGAAACTTAGCATTACTATACCAACATCATTAAAAGATATTACTTTAAGACAGTATAAACATTTCTTAAATATACAGAAAGAAGACAAAGGAGATAAATTCTATGATGCAAAAATGATAGAGATTTTTTGTAATATGCCTTTAAGCAATGTTATATTACTAAAACTATCTGATAGTCAAGAAATTATAAAATTACTTAATGATATATTTGACACCAAACCTGCATTAGTACAAAGATTTAAATTAAACAAAATAGAGTATGGTTTTCACCCACAACTAGATGATCTTACTTTAGGTGAATATATTGACTTAGATACATTTATTGGAGATTGGGATCAAATAGAAAAAGCAATGAATGTTTTATATAGACCAATAATAGCAAAGTTAAAAAATAAATATACTATAAAAGATTATGAGGTAGGAACAGAACAAGATTTATTAGATATGCCTATGGATGCAGTAATGTCCTCTATTTTTTTTTTGTGGAATTTAGGTCTAGAATTGTCGACAATTATGATGAACTCTTTGGACAATCAGGAGAACGAAGCCTTGATCAAACATCTATCTTTAACACAAAGTGGGGATGGTATCAATCAATTTATGCACTCTCTAAAGGGGACATTAGAAGATTTGAAAATATCACTAAATTAAAAATGCACGAATGCTTTATGATGCTATCATTTATGAAAGACAAAAACGATCTAGAAGCAAAACAAATAAAAAAGAAATTTAAATGAGCAATCAAGGTATAAGAGGTTTTTATCAACTAACACAAACAATTAAAGAGGAACTGCTAAAAGATGTAAATATTAACACAGTAACAACAGGAGACATTACAGATGTTAATTTAAACAAACAAGACATATTTCCATTAGGTCATATTATAATTAACTCAGTAATAGATGAGGAGAATGTACTAAGATTTAATATGAGCATTTTAGCTTGTGATATTGTTAACCAATCAAAAGAATTAACAGTAGATAGATTTACAGGAAATAATGATGTGCAAGATATTTTAAATACACAATTAGGAGTATTAAATAGATTAACACAAAGATTGAGAAAAGGAAATTTATATAGTGATATGTACCAATTAGAAAACTCTCCAAGTTTAGAACCTTTCTATGATCGATTTGAGAATCAATTAGCAGGATGGACAATTACTATGGAAGTATTAATTTATAATGATATATATATCTGCTAATGAAATATATATCTTTTAAACAATCAATAGAAACATTTGCTGAATATGTTATAAAACAGGCAAGAGTAAATTTAGCAAAGAAAGATAATCAAGATGGTAAACTATCTACTTCTTTAACATCAAAAGTTGATCCACTTCCTGGTGCATATATAGTTAGATTTTATATGGAAAACTATGGTATATTTCAAGACAAAGGTGTTAGAGGTGTAGAATCATACTATGCAGATAAAGTTACAGCAGGATCACCTTTTAGTTATAAAAGCAAAGGTGGTAAGTTTGGTTTAAAAGGTATGCCACCACCAAAGGCATTTGATAAGTGGACAGTAAGAAAAGGATTAGCACCTAGAGATAAAAAAGGTAGATTTTTAAAAAGAAAAACATTAGACTTCTTAATAGCAAGAAGTATATTTAAAAAAGGAATAAGAGCAACAAGTTTTTTTAGTGAAGCATTAAGAGAAGGTCAAGCTAAATTTGGAGATGAATTTTTAAAAGCTATTGCAAAAGATATAGAAAACAGAAATAAATAAACAATGGCAAACATAGCATTAAGAAGTCCACAATATAAATTTATAGCAGCAACATCAGCAACCTTGTCTGTCAAGTGTACAATAACAATAGATGGAACATTAAGATATACTCTAATTAAAAATGTAACACCAAGCACAGGAGTTAATTTTGATATCTCAGAACTTGCAAGAGATTATTTAAATGTAACTTACTCAAGTACATATGCTATTAGAAGTATTGTTATAGTAACAAGTTTACAAAATTATGCAGGATTAAATGGCACAGGTTCTACTATTGGAAGTGCAGTTGCATACACAGATAAAGGTTATGAAGCATTTGGGAAATTTGTTGAAGGATCAAATCCTGAGCCACCATTTAAAAGTGGTGCACAATTTTTAATTGCTCCTGACACTAATCCTGCACATAGTTCATTAAGGTGGCAAATATATGCTCCATTTGGAGTTGCAGGTTATGTAGGTTATACTAATTCAACTGGTATATTTGTAATGAGTTCATATAGTACAACAGCAACCACAGCATCAGGTCAAGGTAATATTTGCACAATAAATAGAATTGATTGTACAAAGTATGGTAATGGAACTAAAATAATATTTATAAATAGATATGGTGTTCAGCAGGATTTATGGTTTTTCTTAAAGAAAGTAGATTCAGTAAAAAGATCAAATGAAAGTTTTCAATCTAATACATTAGATTTTCCAGATGATGAGTACGCACAATATGAGGTAAAAAATGCTCCTACTAAATTAATAAACACAACAGCAAAGCAAAGTCATATTTTAAGTTCAGGTTACTATCCTGAGTTTGCAAATGCTTTTTTTGAGCAACTACTATTAAGCGAATATGTATGGATGGAAAGACCAAAACTTGATACTACAGTTCTAGAACAAGTTCCAGTAATAGTTAAAGAATCAAACATACAATTTAAAACTTCTGTTAATGATAAATTAATAGAATATACTATGAGGTTTGAGGATGCTTTTGATTATATAAATAACATAAGATAACATAGAATAACATAAATGCAAAAGCTACAACTATATATAGAAGGAAATAGAATAGATTTATTTAAAGATGAAACTGTATCTATTACTCAAACTATTCAAAATATAAAAGATATAGCAAAAGTATTTACATCATTTACTAAAACTTTTTCTGTTCCTGCAAGTAGTACAAATAATAAATTATTTAAACATTACTATAACTATGACATTGTAGATGGGTTTGATGCAAGAATAAAAAAATCAGGTGTAATTGAATTAAACACTATACCTTATAAAACAGGTAGAATAAAACTTGAAGGTGTTAATTTAAAAAACAATTCACCACATACTTATAAAATAACTTTTTTTGGTAATACTGTTGAGTTACCTGACATTATTGGTAATGACAAATTAGGTTCTTTAGCATTTGGAGATGCTGCATATACTATAGATTATAGTCCTAGTGTTGTTAAGACTAAATTACAAGGCACTTTAGGAAGTGTCATTGCTCCATTAATTACACACACTCAAAGATTATATTATAATACTAATCAAGGTCAAGTGGGAGATGGTAATTGTCATTATGTTTCTAATTTAAATCAAGGTGTAATTTGGAATGAGTTAAAATATGCTATTAGATTATATGAAATAATATTAGAAATTGAACAAAAATATAGAACAGCAGCAGGTTATGCAGCAAATATTGTCTTTTCAAGAGATTTTTTTAATACAAGCAATCCTACTTTCTATAACTTATATATGTGGTTACACAGAAAAAGTGGTGCAGTTGATCCTGTTCAGCAAGTAACAAGTTTTTTATCTATTGTTCCATCTTGGGGTAATAGTAGTATTCAATTAGTACAGATATTTGGAAGTGGAATTTTTATTGCAGGAGAGTATTTAACTTATCCATTTGCAACTGTTTTTAATAATATTATTATAAGCACAAATGACAGCACTAATCCTTACACAGTTGTAATAATAAGACAAGGTGTTGGTGAAGTTTTTGAATCTAGTAGTGCGACAGGATCAAGAACATTAAGTAATCCTATAACTCTTGTAGGTAATTCAATTTACCAAATTGCCATCAGGCATTCAAACACAATAGTTTTTACTAGTATTACTTGGAATTTAAGATTTACAGAAGATGATGACCCTGGAAATCCACCTCAGCAATTCGACGAAATAGTTAGGTTAAATAATTTTACAGCTTTGGAAGTTGTTGATTTTTCTGTTTCTGATCAAATACCAGATATTCCTATAATGGAATTCTTAACAGGTCTTTTTAAAATGTTTAATCTTGTTGCTTATGTTGATGAGGTAGGTACAATTGTTGTAAGACCATTAGAGGCAAGTACAGGAATTAGTTATAGTTATTATACATCAGCAGATATTAATGGAAATGATGCACCTATAAACTACGATATATCTAAATACATAGACACTAGTAAAAATCAAGTTAATGTAGCATTGCCTTATAAAGAAATTTTATATAAGTATCAAGGATTAGGAACATTATTAGCTAAACAACACCAACAACTATCAGGCACAGGGTGGGGAACATTAGGATATATTGGAGGAACAAATACTGATGGTACAGGAGATGGAGTTAATTATAATGCATCTACTACAACATATAAAGTAGAACTTCCTTTTGAACATATGAAATATGAAAGGTTAGTTGATGGTACAGGTGGTGACCCTAAAGATATTCAATGGGGTTTTTCTGTTAATGAAAATAGTCAACCATATATTGGTAAACCAGTAATATTTTATGCTGTTAGACAAACAAGTGCAACTGCTCTTAGTTTTGTAGAAAGTGCTGTTGTTAGAAGTTCATTAACTTCATATATAATACCATCTAATAGTTTGTATTTAAATAGTTCAACAGGAACACAAAATATAAATTTTAATAAAGAAATAAATGAGTTTGCTAATACAAATACTTTCACAGGCACATTATTTTCTAACTATCATAGAGAATATATAGTAGATGTGTTTAATCAAAGCAGAAGAATTACAAAAATTTCTGCAATATTACCTTTAAGAATATTATACAACTTTAAATTAAATGACACTTTTACTATAAACCAAAGAACATATATAATTAACTCAATCACTACTAACCTACAAACAGGTAAAAGTGATATGGAATTATTAAATAAAGTATGATAAAAAATATATTAGAATTGCTACAAATAGCAAAAGGAGAGACAGAAAATATAAGAATTGCACAAGGTAAATATGCTTTGCCTAGAGATTTTAAGACAGTATTAAAACAAATAAAAAATATTACAAATGCCAATAACTAACGAATATACTATAAAGATATCTGTCTCAGAGGCAAAAAAGAATGTTGAAGATATAAATCTGTCTTTACAGGAACAAGAAGATTTGCTAAAAGACATACAGAGAGAAATAAATAAAATTGAAGATTTAAGAGACAAAACTAGTGTCAAAGATGGTAATAGACTTAAGCAGTATAATGAAAAATTAAAGGAAGCTGCTAAATTACAAAAACGTACAAAGCAAAGAGTACAAGAAACAAAACAAGCACAATCTGAAGCTAATAAAGTTTTAAAACAAGCAGAAAAGAATCAAGCAGATTATGGTGGTGTCTTAGGCTTTGTAGATAAACAAACAGGAGG